GATCATAGAAAAAAATTACATAACGAGGTCAATCGCTTGTGGAGAAATGCCGATAAAAGAAGAGTTGCGGCTCATAACGCAGTTTCAAGGGCTATAAAAAAAGGCGATCTTGTGCGGCTGCCTTGCCAAAAGTGTAACAACTCAAAATCGCTGGCCCATCATGAAGATTATGACAAAAAGCTAGATGTTGTTTGGCTTTGCCAGCCATGCCACAAACAAAGACACAAAGAAATAAATTCCATGTTACTTATGAAGGAGTAATTCTAATGGAAGCCTACAGAGTTGGAAAAACGGAGGTTCTTCAATGCACCACGGCCAGGAACTCCTCACGAGGATGCGGTCTATCCGTTCCCGAAAGGCTTATTATGAGCAACTGGAAAGAGTTAATCGAGAATCAGACAAGGACAGAAAAGTTCAGACCCGTAGAAGAAATCTGGAGGGAGCGCGGCTGGATTCCACCGTCAACCGAGTGCCCAGACACAATGGCAAAACATAAGGCTTTTCGGGAGTGGTCGATCCGTGGAATCGTGGATCAACCTTATCAAGCAGGTTAAGAGTTCTGACCTTGAGGAAATAAGGGCAGCGTATGAAAAAGCGTTGCCCTTTGTTGTTCATGACTGGGCGCTCATGGTCTTGCGAGTGCCTAAAGCCAAACGTTTAGATCTACTGGAAAAGATCGACAAAGTGCATGGTGAGCATATAGGGCAAATGGTGCGCGATAAGGTTATTGCTTTGCACAAACTGCGCTCACATAACCCTGGAGGCCAGACAGTTTAACGCTTACTTGGTCAGCTTCTGCCGCCATGCCTGCAAGAGTTTCTGCACACGCTCGGAAAAGTTCGCGCTCTGTGGCTCCATAAGCTCCGGTGCTGGAGGCGGTATCTTTGCCGGTTGACTGATTACGGGAAGCGAGCGAGTGGCGCAGCTGCTCAAGCTCAGACAAATTAGCAGTGGCAGCGCTAGCCGCTTGGCGTTTAGATTGGGCATATTTAACCTCGGCTTGATGTTTCTCGGCGGTTAGTCGTTGTTCGATTTCTCTGGTTTGCTGCTCTAACTCGATGATTTGGTTTTGCTGCTCAATCATGGCTTTATCTAGAGCAGACTTGCCTATACTGCGACCCATCCAAACGGCAGTGCCGTGCGTGAGTACAAGCGTAACGATAAGAGCAACGAGCCGCCAGTCAGTCATGCTTTCACCCCTATGCACTGTCGATATTCGTCTTTCCTGCGCTTGGTGAGCCCTGCAAGCGTCTTACCTTGGAACTTGTCCCATTTCAGTAATTCTTTACAGGCTCCAGCGTAATCCCTGGCCTTTAGCTTCTTTACCAGCGTTGATTTGCAAGCAGCTCCTGATCCTACGTTGTAGGCCCATGAGATGTAGGCCTCCCATTCGTGCTGATGCAAAGGAACATCGCCAATGCAAGCCTTCATCTCTGATTCAAACCGGCTTACATGCTCACCAAGCCTAATCAATGCCCTAACCGGATCGGTCTTGTCTGTTGGCTTGACGTTGGTGGCGTCACCAAATCCGATAGTTAGCCGATCGCCTTTGACAGGGATGATCGGACGATCAGAATAGCCCTCGTGCACAGCGATACCTATCAAAGCTGCCGCACTAAGCGATAGGCTTGCAATAGCTCTACGCAATGGCTTCTCCTCGAAAATAGGCTGTTCCTTCGATGACCTCGACCAGCTCAGGCGGTAAGAGTAGACCATCTGTAAAGTGCAGCACAGCAAAGCCTGAGCACCAAGGCAAAGGATTATCCTCGGTATATCCAAACTGATTGCCGCATGGGTCTGCAAGCATTCCTGTGCTTACACCATAACGCCTACCGCGATAGTCGCCCCAGCCTTTAACATCCAGCAGGTGTGTATGGCCGCTCACGGTCGATATGCCAGCCTTCAAGACGTTGTTATAACCAGAGTGAATACCGCCATGCTGAAGCCTGTGCTTTACCATGCAGATGTTATTGACCATCACTGACCAGCTTACAGACCACTCAGGTAAATGATCTTTAAGTGTTGTTCCTGCGATGCCTTTGAACTCAGGTACCGTACCCGCTAGCTTTCTATCGAAGCGGATGTCATGGTTGCCGGTAGTGCGATGCAGAAAAGTTCCTAAGCCCTTGCAAGCCTTGACGATCTGATCCATATGCCACTGCACTGCTTCGAGTTCGTCGCGCAGGCTAGTGACTGGTTCCCAGTCCATAGGTCCGTATCTTGAAATGGTGCCACCGTCGAGGATGTCTCCGTTTGCAATGATTGCTTTAGGTTTAAGTGTCTTGATAAGTTTTAAGAGCGCATTAAAGCCCGCAGAAGGCTCTCCAGGCATGAAGTGAGCGTCAGAGAATACGATCACATAACCTTCAGTTTCTAGCGTCGCTCGTTTACGATTCTCAGGTAAGGTAAAACGAGCGTCTTTTGTTGGTAAAAGGATGTTGTATTTTTTCTCGATTGCCCTTCGTCGCTCGTACACATTGCGAAGCGTAAGACCTATGCGATCTGCAATCTTAGTTGGACTGCCTAGCTCTTTCCAGACCCTGATGAATTCTTCATCTTCCGATTTTTTACGCACTGCCAAGCCTTTCGCTCGATGCTGATAATCATCTTGCGAGGAATTACCAAGCTCTGAGCAATAGCGTCGTCCGTAATAGACTGACAAATCTTCAAACCCTTTTTATTCTCAGCGACTAAGTATCCAACGCTGACAATGACAGGTACTTGAAACGCTTTGGCTTTTTCTAGGCTTTCACCCCAGCCTAGTGTGTCGTGAGCGGCATCCTCCCAAACAACTTTAACTATCGGAGGATAAACTCGCATTCTTCTTGTCTTTTATAGCGTGATACCACTTCCAGACAAGCCATCCGGACTGTAACACAATGTAGATCAGCGTGGCAATGGCAACCCATTCATTAATAGTCATACCGCCGACAGTCACGGCAGTAGTGATCGCAATCGGAGGTGCGGCTTTTGCTGCTTCGCTAATAACGTCTGACTTTTGCTCGGGTGTCATGGCTAGATTTTAATCGAATGATTGCTATTCAGGCATTGGAGGCCACGGAAGATCAGCCTCGTTTTCAAAAGCAACATCGTCCGGTGTGTTTTCTGGCATGTCCCTCAGAGCTTGGCGATATGCCTGCCACTTTAATCGGGTAGCTTCTGGCACATCTGGTAGCTGTGTCCAATCTGTAGCAGCTAGTCGTGAATTACGAAACGGCCTTACCATTTCTTTTTGGCTTGAGTAAGGTATTTCTTGCCATTCCGTAGTTACTGGCTGGCCTTCGTCGTGTAAATGCACTAAGACTCTTTTAATTACTGGCATGATTGTTTCCTATTTAACACCGTAGAGTATCCAATAACCTGTTGCGTTAAATTGTATGGATGTAATCGAAGCAGACGCACTATAACCCCCCGAGAATATTGTAGTAGTACTTTGGCTTCCTCCCCCTCCAGATACTACAACCCCACCTAAAGCGCTGTTACTACGAGTGCATATATTAAGAAAGAGGCTGCCTCCGTTCTGAATAGTGCTATTAGATATTGAGTTTGAACCCGTAAAATAGTTATAACTGCTGCCATAAAGTGTATAGTAACTATATCTGGTAGCAGTATCGTTATTGAAACGTATAGTTGATATATCACAGTTTGAACCAGTGTTAGCCGCTGTACAAATTAGAGTGTAATATTTATAAGCATTGAAATCCAAACTGACTGAATATGAAGTCGATGATGAGGCATAAGCTGATGTAATCTCAGTCATGCCGACAGATGTTGAAACGGTTATACCGCCTGTTGATGCGCTAACCGATATGCCTGTACCCGCTGTTAGCGATGTAACGCCCGTATTGGTAATGGTTAAAGACCCCGAAGATGTAATAGGGCTTCCAGATACGCTTATGCCAGTTCCTGCGGTTGCACCAACAGATGTAACCGTACCGACTGATAAATTGCCAGAGCCAAGTAGACTTGAGCTATTTACAGTTTTTATGTTAGTACCGCTAACAAGATGAGCCTGAACGTCCGTACCGATAGCAAGCCCTAGATTTGTCCTGGCTCCAGATTGTGTCGTTGCGCCTGTACCACCGTTAGCAATTGCAACAGAGCCTGTAATCTTAGAGGCATCAAAACTTTGACCAGCTGCAAATGTGATATTGCCGGTCATTGTGCCGCCAGTAAGAGTTAGATAACTCCCTGCTGGCAAATAGCTTGCGACCCATGCGCTACCACTATAGACACGCATTTCGTTTGCTGTCGTGTTGAAGTAGAGCGCACCTGTAATCAGTGCATTACCGTCGTTGTCTACGCTAGGATCGCTGCTCTTTGCGCCTAAGTAGCGATCGTCGAAGCTGTCATAGCTAGCAGCGGCAGCTGATGCGCTTGCGCTAGCGGCACTAGCAGATGATGAAGCTGCGCTCGCTGAAGATGAGGCTGAACTGGCAGATGACGCAGCAGCGCTTGCTGATGAAGCAGCAGCGGTTGCAGAGGCATCAGCAGCGATTTCGTCAGCATTAACAGCAGCGGCTAAAGCGTTGGCCTCGGTTGCAAAGTCCGGTAATGCTCCCAAAAAAGCATCGGCTCTGGTTGCGAAATTCGCTGGGTCATCTCTGCTCGGCGGTGTTGGTAATGCGGTGATTGTCATATCAAACCCTCGATTTCAATGCGGCATAGTGAGCGCGTTGGGTACGCAATATCAATGCTGAAGTCTCTATAAAAGCCATAAACTACAAGTGGCTCATAATCCTCGTCGCTTGAGCCTATGTAAACGGACGGGATAGCGCGAACGTCGGCAAGTATTTTCTGAACCGATTTTAGACTCGTATTCGGCAAGTAAAAAGATGCGCTCATTCGCTTGGAATAAGCGCGTTCTTGGAAGGTTACAACGCCCGTGTCGGGGTCGGTGTCTTTTTTGCTGTAGTCAATAATACCTATGGTTGCGCCTAGCTCCGTCCCGTAGTCGCCTAGCGTATACATCGTGCCGAAAAGAAGCTCCCCAATGGCAATAGACCCACCAGTAAGAATCACGGTCATTTCTGCGCTGAGTCTGATCGGTAAGCCGGTTATGACAAGCTGATCTTCCAGGCTAAAGGGTTCGAAAAAGTATTCATACCAGTCCGTTACAACACTGCTCTCAAGGTCAAATGTCTGGTCGTAAATCGGAGGGCTTGCGCCGTTGTCCGTAATAATGACTCGACATGCAGTCGCGCTGATATTGATAAGCGCAATCGAGTCTACAAAGTAAGGGCTCGGAATGAGTCTTACGGTCAAATTAGTTGTTGCCGTGGTCTGCGTCGATAGTTGACCGTCGAACATGGCATGTGTGTTATCTGAGCTATAGAAAGCCCAGTATGTAGAGCCTGCTTCGTCAGGAATATGGTTTGTGTTGTTGTTTACAAGGCTTATGTAGTAGTGCGTTGCGTAGTCAACGATTGCGTCTTTGGCATAAGTGGTTGCCGATGACCAAGCAGCATAAGTTTCTGGTGCGTTGCTGTAATCAAGCATCGCCGGAGTGAAAGTAACTGGCTTTAAAAGTTTCATACAGTCACCGTCTCAAGTGGCTGGTCAACATCGGTCTTGACCGTCAGGCCACGAACGTCCCAGTTATCTTGCAAGCGAGCCATCTTCGCACTGTTGATAGCCGTAGCACGAGCCTCAAATCGCAGTTGCACGACCTCATCTCTCAGCGACCTAATCTCTGCTGCTACGACGTTTTCGCCGCCGACAGCAGGGTTGTATTGTGCTGGCACGACCGCTTCGCCTTTGTGCAGCATAGCAACCATATCGCTTGGCACAAAGTTTGTGCCAGTGGCTAGGCCGGTTAAGTCTTGGTCATAGTCTTGCAAGCCAGAGCTGCCTCCGCTGCCCGCACCAGGCGATGTGCCTCTTGCTCGACCAAGCGCAGCTGCAATAGCGTCAGCAGCACCAAAACTAACCTCGGATTGGAACTGCGCCGCCGCTTGCTCTGGCGTGAGTGATTCGCTGTAGTTCCAAGCGTTAGGGCTTGAGACGTTATCTCCAAATGTTTGACCTGTGGTCAACCTACCACCTAAGAACGTGCCACCTTTGCCATTTTTCGAGCTTTCAAGTCCGAAAGCGAGGCTTTCGACCATAGCTGCGCTGCCAAGACTGCTTAATTGAGCATTTATTGACGCAACATAATCGTCGATTTGTGATCTTATCTCTGGGCCTTGTATCTCACCTCCGGAAGGACCGCCTGCAAAGGATAAACCAGAGCCCCTAGTCCACGAATAACGACCGCCCTGGCGTGTTTCGCCTCCGTCTAAAACAGACGCAATAGCAGCGGCTCCGAGTACGGCTAATCCAGCAGGTCCAAGCGCTGTAGCGGCAGCAGAGATACCTGAGCTTATACCGCCAGCAATTGCGGTAGCTCCAGACGCAATAGCTGATCCCGCTGCTGCAACATTCGACCCAATAGCACTTAAGACACCGCCGCCAGCAGCTGCAGCTCCTGCGCCTTCACCAAGAACTGCAAGACCTCCCTGACCAATGCTAGTAGCGGCAGCGCCGCCACCAATAATGCTAGCAGCGGCAGCTCCTCCGGCTGCAGAAGTGGCTCCTGGTAAAGTTAACCCAAGGCCGCTTGCTACAGAGCTCATTGTGCTTTGAATTACGCCCGTAATTGGGCTCATAATTGATGACACGAGAGACTTGATTGACAAGGTAAGTGGATTTGTCAGAGCTGTGATGCCCTCAGCAACACCGTCCATGAAAGGCTTGATGATTGATTCGGCAACGAAAGCCTTAAACTTGTTTCTAAGCACGTCGAGCAGGTTGTCGAAGAAACCTTTGCCAGATTCAAAACCGCGCATCAACGCATCGGTTAAACCTCTCGAGAGTTCATCGGTTGTTTTCTTCCAAGCCTCAGCAGCATCTTTTGCGGATTGAACGTGTACGCCTTGTTCTTTTAGGTCGGCTAATTCTCTAAGTCTAACGGCTTGCAGTCTATAATTCTCTGCCGTTTCAGCGTCAAAATCAGCCTCCAACGCAAGCTGTGAGGCACGATCCATCGATGCTGCTCGATCTCTGATTTTTGCAACCTCTAAAAGCCCAATCTCTTTAGCGGTAAGCCCGACCTGTGACTGGCTCTCTCGGAGCTTTGCAATCTCAGCGTCGATGCCTTCAATAGTCTTTCTTTGCTGATCGTAGGATTTTTGTTGAGCGTCTTTGTATCTACCGTAACTTGCCTCACCGTCTTTTAAGGCCTGATTCAAATCTTCTTGCTCGATCAGCTCTTCTATCAACTGACGAATCCTAATTTTCTGATCGTCGTTTAGTTTATTGAGCTCTGGCAAGTATTTGATTAATACATCATAAGCTGCTCTTTGTCCGGCAGTCATTTCATTGAGCGGACCAAGACCGTCAGCGAGCTTTTGGATTTGATCGCTAATTGAGCTGGTAACCTTCTCGTAAGCCTTTGTTTGCTCTTCGGCGGCTTTCTTCGCATCCTCGCGTTTTTTAGCCTCGGCTTCTAGTGCGATATTAGCGTTCAGAATCTCCACGATCTCTTGCTTGCGCTGCTCGGTGAGCTTAAGCGTGCCGTTTTGGATTTGCAGCATAACGTCCAGGGCTTGCCTTTGCGCCGCTGTCAGCTTGCCGTGATTGGCTTCCTCAAGCAGCATTTCAGAGTTTTGCTCGCGCAACTTCTCAATGAGCTTCTTGTAAGCCTCTTCTTGCTTTTCAATCTCTTTGATCTGTTCTTTAGTCAGTGCAATTTGTTTCTGTTGCGCTGGCGAAGCGTTTGCTTCTAAGAATGCAGCGCGTTGAGATTCTGTTTCATAAACCGCCTTGGTCGCGGACTCGGCTTTCTTGTTCTCAGCAACCATTGCGCTTATTGCGTTGACTGCTGGCACAGCGGCAGCAGTTACAGCCATGATTGCAAGCGCAACCGGATTAGCAGCAAAGGCAGCAGATAGAGCGATCACGCCGGTCGTGAGAGCGCCAACAGCGGCAGTGATAAGCGGCAGAGCAGCAAGCAGAGCGCCGCCCGTAAAGATTGCAGCCCAGATCATCAGCTGTGTCTTATTGCGCTCAATAGCGTCGCCAAGCGTCGTTACGCCGCTTCCAAGACCTGATAGCAGCGATGTTAGTCCACGCACAGAGTCGAGCAAAAGATCGCCAAACAAGCCCTTGTTGACCGTCCTAAAAAGCTCATCCCAAGTGTCGCTAAGGTTGCTGATAGCACCGTCAAGCGTGTTTGCTCGATTCTCCATTGCGCCAGCAAAATCAACCTCGCCTATCGAGCGAAGATACTGCGTAATCTCGGCAGCGTTCTTGCCAATGTTGGTGCTCACGCCTCGGAAAGTTAACGTTACGCGGTCACCCTCAGCGTTGGCCTTGATGCCAAACTCTTTGAGTCGCTCAAATTCACCTGTTGCAGCATCAGCGATAGCTTCGATAAGATCATTGAGGCTCTTACCCATCGCGCTCGCTGTGTTGCCATAGCTTTTAAGAGCATCTGCGCTAGCGTCTAATCCTAACGCCTTCATCTTAATAAATGCGCTAGTTACTTCCGCAAGGCTAAAAGGCGTGGTGGCTGCGAAGTTCTTGATCCAAGCAAACTCGATCTCAGCGTTGCGGCTGGAACCTGTAACCGTAATCAACGATGAGTTGAGAATGTCGAACTCGCGCTGCACTTGGATGAGCTTAGTTGTAAAGGCTTGTACGGATAAAGCACCGGCAATGGCACCAATAGCAGTCGTGACGCGATCAATAGACTTTTCAACGCTACCCATCGCGCTGTCTACCGTCTTTTTAGCCTTGTCCATGTCCTGCTGTAGCCGGACAATGTTTGCAGCCATCTCAATCGTAAGCGTTCCAACTGTTCCGTTCATTTTTTAGCCTGAATAAATGCCTTGAATGCGTTTCCGAGTTTCTTGCTTACTGCTGCGCGGTCAAACGTGTTTACTGGGTCGCCATACGGCGGTGGTCTATCAGGTGACTCAGCCTGTCTGAATTCGTCCAAGTATAACCGCGACATAGCCAAAAGAATAGCAAACTCCCAGGGTTGCAAATCAATGCAGATGGAGTCTGCCCAATCTTTCACGGTTGATGGAGATAAAGGGCTTGGGCCTTGGCCGTGATTTTCGACCATGCCAAGCGATGTCCAGTATCCAAGGAGATACTCGGCTTGCAGCTCCGGCATGAGCGGAGTGCCGCCACGATTCAAAATATCCTGCTGCCGCGTGACAGGCTTTTCTTTGCTTACGGACTCTGACCTTTTAGGGGTGGAGTGAAACCACCCGAGCTGGCGAGCGTAGAGCGTTAATTCTTCTGCGACTTCTGCATAAAATTTGACCAGTCACCAATATGCTTGTTGACTTGTTCGCTAATAAATCCAATCGTCGCGTCAAGATAAACCGCTTTGAACATCTCATAGCCGGTCAGGTCTTTGTAACCAAAGTTATTAAAAGACACAGTGCAGGATGCCAAGAACTCTGCATCGAGCTCCCGCTGCTCGTTGTCCTTCATCTTTTTGCCACCCTTTTTTACGAACTCCAGCACTGCGCGATTGCGGATGCTTTGAGCTTTCTGAAAGGGCTTTGAGCCTGGACCGTAGATCGTGATGCTTAGCGGCTGACCCTTTTCGTTATGCAGAGGGTCGCCATCAGGCGTTTCAAGTTCAACAATCGTAGTGTCGTTGACAGCAAGCGTAGAAATATCAAACATGGTAAATGATCCTTCGCGGGGATGTTTGCCCTTACCCCCAGCCCGTTGACCCCGCGAAGAGTCAGGCGGACGTGGGGCAGGTGCTTGGTTTTCCAATTAAGCAGCTAACGCTTCGACAATGCCAACGCCAGCAGAATTGGTGGTAATTTCGAGCGAGCAGGTTGCAGTGGTGATCGAATCGACCGAACCAACGCTAACCTTGAAGTTCATGACCTTGGCACGAAAATAATACTTGTCGCCGTTTTGAGTCGTGACCTTGAAGCTGTAATCGTTGTCAGAAAGCGAAGCTGCTTTCATAATGATCTGACCAGCATCGTCGGTATCAAGGCCGAGCGAAAGCGACATCGTGCCTTCGTTGAATGAACCCTTAAACTTTTGAGTGCCGCGAGTGCCGACGGGATTGTGCGTCACCAGCGCAAACTCTCGGCCAAACTCGCCAAGGTCGGTGATCTCGCCAACCAAAGCAGGTGCGGGCGATGCGTTAAAGAGCGTGTTGTAACCGCTCGAATCATAGGTTGCAGGTGCAGACGATGTGACCCTGAGGGTTGAGCCTGCGGAGGTTGCGACAGTCATGGTTTTCTCCAGTTAAAAAGCCCCGACGGGGTCACTCGTAGTACATCAACATGTAATCGGCTGGCTGAGTCCAGACACCAATATCATTGTCTCGGTCCACAGGGCCGATATTGTCTAAGCGGCAACTCACAATAAGATGCCCCAAAACAGTATCATTATGCTTGAAATCGAGCAGAGTTCGCAATGCAGTAAGTATTTGCTTCACTGTAGCAATGTTTTTTGCAAGCGGATTGAATTGGATTCGAGCGCGAGCCATTTGATCGGCTGCTTGATAAGCCAGCACTGGGTCAGGCGTTGTCTCAATGACCGTGTAAACCAAGGCAGGATAGTTTGTATTCTTTGGAAGCTGCACAAGCGCATTGCGCGTACCGATCAGTGCAGTAATCGACGCGTCTTTTAGCAGCTCTGCAACGATTAGTTCCGCACTCATCTTAGCTTTGCAACCTCAATAGGCAATCTGTTTTCAACGTACAACCTAAAAGCATCCATCGCTTCTTTTTGCTTGCGGTCGAATGCTTTACGCATAAAAAACGTGGGCTTAATACCTGGATGAATCACAGCATTGCGAATAACAAAGCCACCAGGTGTGTTGAATTTTAGCCTCTTCGCAACAGTGTTCGCCGTTTTCCTCCTGCCGATCGTCGCTTTTGGGATGCGATAGGGCTGACGCTTACTTCGACCGCTTCCAGCGTAATAGCTGGCTGTCCCGAATTCGAGCATGTGAGCGTAAAAAGCACCGCCTTTATTGCGATCGATTCTGACGTATCCGTATGCCTTGCCACGACGAACGTCTGACTCCGACTTGATGGACTTGCGAAGAAAACCGGAATCTTTAGGGACATTAGCCCTTGCCTCATCTCGAAACACAGCAGCGCCAGCTCGCAAAGCACCACGAGTGATGTTGCGCTCGATCCTTACGGGTAGTTCTTGCAATGCTGTGTAGAGCTCAGCAAGACCAGTGACTTCAAATTCCCGTTCCACTCTCAATCCAATTTAGAGTCGATTCGTCCCAACTGTACATTTTTCCGTCAGCGGGCATCGCTACTGGCGC